AACGGGGTAGCCTTAAACTACCCCTAGTATTATAACCTAATTATCGATTAAGGTAAATTACCGAAATCACCATATACGAACGCACCACCATAGTAGATAGGGAACGCAATACGAGCTTCCACACGAACTGTGATTAAGTTTTGTTGGAAGTTAGTACCATCAAATTCAGAGAACTGAACATTGATACCAGTGTGTTGCATAATCTGAGCACCCATAGACCAGTCACCTACTAAGAATTTGTCAGCAGCGATTGCAGTTGACTTATAGCAAGGTACACCAGCAATACTTAAGCTACCATCAGTTGTAACAACTGTAGAAGCTGGTAAAGAGTATGCAGAGTTAACATTCTTAGTATTTACGATAGCAGCCCAATCAGTTGGGTTAATCAAAATACCTGAAGCAGAATAGTTAGAGCTTTCAACTTGTGCGATAGCTTGTACTAATTGCTCAACATCAACTGTAGCAGCACCAGTTGCAGCAGAAGCAGCAACAGTTAAACCTCTTAAGTTAGGAGAAGTACCATTACCATTTAATAACTGAGCATCTTCTTGTAACAAATATTGCTCTAATAAACGAGCTTGTAAGAAAGAAGTCATTCCAGGTACATCGTCTAACATTTGACGAGAGATTTTTAAGAAACCTGCGATGTATTGTGCAGGAGCATCTTGCATAGTGATAGCAAAATCTAATTGTGATTTTGTTGCACCTTCAGTTTGGTTACCAACTGATCCAGTATCAGCACTTTCATAAGGGAAAGTAAAGATACCTTGACTCATTGAACCTACTGGCAATAAGCTTCTAACGTGTACTTTACGAGAAGGGATTTCATATACTTTGTTAGCATATTCACGAGGAATACTACCTGTCATTGATGCAGCTTCAGTCATTGTGATAGCTTTAGTATCCAATACGAAACCAGCATTTTTAGCTTCGTGACGACCAACCTTAGCGATTGAGTCAGCATTTTTTTCAATTCCTTCAGCTAATAAGGTATTGAAAGATTTAACTTCATTTTGATTCATTGTCTTGCGATTGCTTTTTGCTTCTAATTTCTCAATTTCATCCTTAACAACTGAGATTTGAGATTTTAACTCAGCGTTTTCATTTTTTAGTGTTTCGATAGACTCGTTTACACCTGCAAACTTTTCAGTTACTTCGGTTTTAACGCCTTCGAATCCACTTTTAATTTCTTCTAACATCTTAATTAAAGATTTTAAATGATTGTAAATAATTAACAATTTCCATCTCAGCCTTAACATTCGGATTATCGACTTCTTCCAATGCTTTCTCAAGCGGTTGTGAACCTTCGTTAATTGAATTTCCGTTTTCGATTTCGGATAGATATTGTTGTAATTGCTTGAGCCTTAACTCTAACAATTCAAATGTTGCATCTGTAAAATTGCCTGTTCTTAAAGACTTAATCGTTTTAGTGATTTCATCATTAATATCTGCTTTTGTTTCAGATTTAACACCAATGGTTGGAGTATTAGGATTGGCTCCCCATAATACGGATGAGCCTTCGTACAATTTGATTTCTGTGATTTCGTTATACTGGCCCTTAGTTTGTGACTTTACAGTTTGAAATCCGATAGAATGTTCTGTAATGTGTCCAGCCTTGTATAATTCATATAAGTCATTGCCTAAAGTTGTATTAGGTAATTTAACTTGAGCTTTTAAGCCATAAGAATCTTCTTGGATAGAAAATGGTTTAGCAATAGGCTTATCAGTAGAATGGTTCATTAAATGCCATACTCTGTTTTTTCCTTGTGGACCATTTTCTTTTAGGGTTTTAGTAAAAGCACCTGGCGTTATAATATCACCATCGCTATCTACATTACCAAAAGCAGAATAGTAGACAGTAATCGTTCTACTATTGTCCTCCATATCTATGGGAGCTGCATCTAAAGACTTCTTGTTATAAAAGTTACTCATATTTATTTGTTTAAGCGATATACACTGTGCAGCATCGGCAGTTGCAGTTATTTCTTGCTCCGCCATTGGCATCGTGTGCATATTGCATTTCGATTACGCCATAATCAGGAGTGTTTACTAGAAATGGTTGATTAACTTCTATTCTAGTTCCTCCTGTGTCAGGATTGGTTTGATTATCTAAAGCTCTATGCCAGTATCTAGGCATTCCACTTTTTGTTGGATATTCAGCAGCAACCCATTGTTTTAGCAAAGGTATGTTAACTTTTTGTGCTGCTCCAATCGCACCTGCACTTAATGCCTGATGTGATTCGGTTCTAGCAATCATTAAACTCCTTGCATTGTTTATAGTTCCATCTTTCAAAAGTTGTATAGCCATTTTATTGACTTCATCATTTGTAAGATTATGTTGTATTCCGTATTGAATAGCATTGTTTAATATTCTTGCTATTTCACTATCGGTTGTATTTTGGATGCCATACATCTTTGCACCACTATAAGTAGTCCAATAAGAAAGCATATATGCTAACCAATCTTTGAAGATGCTTTCAAGACTAAAATCTATCGAGTCATCTTTTTTATATCTGTCAAATATCTTTTCATACCTCATTGCGGTATATCCACCCACACTTTCGTACAAAGTTCGTAAAATATTTGAAACTTTACCTGTACTGAAAAATGTTTTCCTTTGATTGACTACTTGTTGTGCTCCTAATTCATTTACCAATTGTGCAGCTTTATTAAAATCGTGTTGAAGTGCCTGTTGTATTTTAGGTCGATACTCAGTAATTGATTTCCTTGCAATTTTTTGTTGCAAGTTGAACTGTTGTGATGGGTATATGATTTTGGACATTAAGCATTGCTTTTAGCATCTATCTTTTCTAACATTTTACCTGCTGCTGCAAATACTGCATCTAAGCCTTGTTGAGCTGAACGCTGTCTAATAGCAATCAATCCTGCTCTGTCTACATTCTTAAAGTCAGAAGTAAACACATAGTGATAATGGTCTTTAGTCTTAGGATCTGCTTGGCTGTTTATTCCTAAATGCCATTTTCCATAAGCTTCAATACCATTTGCATCTATATAGTCATTTTCTTCTTGTGCAGTAGGATGGTTCCAAGCACTAGGCTTAATAACATCACCACTAGCAATCAAAGAATTTGCGTGAGCTATTCCTTTTGGATTTGTCTTATCGGTTTTCTTTTGTTCTAGTTCGCTTAGAGCCTTTGCTAAAGCTTCAAATGATTTGAATTGCATATTATTTATTTTGATGGGTTATATGCCCAATTTTTAAGTGATATATCTCTTTTGGATGGACAACCTTCTGAAACTGGCTTTCCTTGTTCTGCACCTTTCATTCTACTAACAAAACTTATCGTTCTATTAGCTGATTTAACCTCACTAGCACCCCATTCAGATTTCTTCTTTGACAATAGATGCAAGTTTCTGTTTATAGGACTTCTATCTAAAGATGCTTTTTTAGAACATTCGGTCTTTGACCAAGACTCTAATTCGCTATATGACATATTCACTGTTTTGTGATACTTGCCATATACTTCATCAACCATTGATTGTAAGTCTGCCTTAGAATCAACCATTAGGTCAAATAAGATATTATCTAGATTATCAAAAGATTCAAACTCCATTAGTCTAAAGTTAAAAGGTAAATTGTTTCTGCTACAAGTTGTGCAACTTCATCAACTTGGTTTTGTATCCAAGATTCTTGAGGTAAGCCTGCTCTTTGTGATTGTATGTAAGCATATAAATCCTGAAAGTATACTATCACTGTTTCACAATCAACATAATCTTTTAGTGTTTGTACAGAGTATCCTTGTGGTCTTCCATAAATACCACTAACAGATTCTACTAAACCATCTACTAATTCAACAATCTCGTCATAATAGTTGTTAAGTGCCTTGTGACAAGAAAAATCATCAGTTTGATGATGCCATACAATAGCTTGTTGTTTAGAGCTATGTAATTGTGATATAAATTCTACGAATGTTGCCATATATTTTATTTTACTGGTGGAATATTATAATCTCCTTGTTGTTGTGCGTTAGTAGGGTCCTGTAACATTGTTATCTCTGCGATTGGTAAATAACCAGCAGGAATATAAATCTCATCCATTGTTTGGTCGTGTACAGTATCATAACGCATAGCTGCTCTTTTTTCATTAGGCGTAATCCACCAAGATTGAGAAAGAATAGCACTTAACTCTTTCATATCTTCTTGCAATTCAGGGAACACAGTAATATCAAAATCGATATAATAATCTTTCCCCATTTCTGTTGCAAAGAATCTATTGAAAGCATCACGAAGCAAAACTAATTCAGGAAGTATCACTTGTGTAAGCATTTCCTTTTTAGCTTCCTTCATATTGTTATAAGTCTTGTTATCAGGGTCGTTAAACAAAGCAGAGTTTACCCCATAAACATTACAAAGTTCTCTAAGTGTTATTTTTTCTGATTCTAGTATTTGTAAATCAACAGGACTCATTCCCATATTTACCCAGCCTAACTTAGCACCTGCGATTAAAATATTTCCTGCGTTCTTTGCAATTCTACCTTTGGTTCCATATTGATTGTAGAAATCTTCTTTTAACTTACCTGCTTGTTCAGGGCCAAAGTCATTTGATTCATCTGCAAACAAGATTCCTTTAGGGCCTTGATTTTGTAGCATACCTACAGAGGTATCCTTAGCATCGTTGCTGCGTTGTATAGTTCTATAAGCAGCTTGTAAAGGCGAAAGTCCATATAATTGCTGTGCATTAGTGTTAAATAAGGGGTTGAAGTATTTAAGATGGATTACATCCTCTTTGGCTAACTTATCCCACCCAACTAAAGTGAATTGATAGCCTTCAACCCCATTGATTGTACCATCGCTGATAATTGCGATCCATTGTGGGGGGAGTGTAACTAATTCGCTAACTTTTCCGTTTGATAATCTGTTTGCCCATATATACGAGTTACCTGTAATCAATTTATAACCGATTACATTTTCAAGGAACTCAGAAAACGATTGATATTCGTTTGGTGATTCTAATAGTCTATTTAAAGGAGAGTCTGCAATTTCATCAACTGCTTTTATTCTAATTAGTTCAGCTTTAGCAACATCCTTCAAGCTTTCTACATTTGACATTGTTGCTTTGTATCTATTAAGTTCCTTTTTGTTTTTTATCTTGTACACATAAAAGGGAACAGTAGAAACTGTTTTAGAAATACGCTTCACTACAGAAAATACTTCAGAGTTAAGTGTATAGTCTTGTACGAACTTCTGATAATCTAAATTAGGATAAATGGGTCTTCCTCCTATAATGCCTCCAAAATTTGGAAGTGGATTGCTTGTAGCATTCTTCGATGCTGCCTTCAGATTAAAGGGAATAATCGAA